GGCAGATGTGGCCTGGGTTTATCTCTGGGCGGCATCATCAGATCATGGCAGAGGCTTTTGAGAGGGTTGCTGCTGGGGAGTTGAAGAGGTTGATCATCAACATGCCTCCCCGGCACACCAAGTCTGAGTTTGCTTCGTACCTGCTTCCTAGTTGGTTCTTGGGCAAGTTCCCTGAGAAAAAGATCATCCAGACCGCCCACACTGCAGAATTGGCAGTGGGTTTTGGCAGAAAAGTCAGGAATCTGGTTCAAAGTGAACAATATGCCAAGGTGTTTGACACAAAGCTGTCCAGCGACTCCAAAGCTGCTGGACGGTGGAACACCCACAAGGGTGGCGACTACTTCGCTATCGGTGTTGGTGGTGCTGTGACGGGTAAGGGTGCGGATCTGTTGATCATTGATGATCCGCATAGTGAGCAGGAGGCCAAGCAGGGCAATCCTGAGGTCTATGACGGGGTGTATGAGTGGTACACCTCTGGTCCTCGGCAGCGTTTACAGCCTGGAGGGGCCATCATTGTTGTGATGACCCGCTGGTCCAAGAGAGATTTGGCTGGGCAGATCCTCAAAGGGGCAGAAAGAGACGGTTCTGATCAGTGGGAAGTCATTGAATTCCCTGCCATATTGCCCTCGGGCAACCCTCTTTGGCCTGGATTTTGGTCAAAAGAAGCTCTGGAATCGCTCAAAGCTGAGCTTCCGGTGGCGAAATGGGAGGCTCAGTACCAGCAAAACCCGATTTCTGAGGGTGGAGCCATTGTTAAGCGTGAACAGTGGCAGATTTGGGACCAAGAGACGCCTCCGCCGTGCGAATACATCATCCAAAGCTGGGATACCGCCTTTGAGAAGAACAATCGGGCCGACTTTTCCGCTTGTACAACGTGGGGGGTGTTTGACCACCCCAATAAACACGGTGATTTGAGGCCAAACATCATCCTTTTGGATGCCTACAAGGCTCGTCTGGAGTTCCCGGAGCTTAAAAAGAAGGCATTTGAGATGTGGAAGGAGTGGGACCCTGACACGCTGATTGTGGAAAAGAGGGCAGCAGGTGCGCCTTTGATCTATGAGATGCGCAAGATGGGAATCCCGCTTTCGGAGTACACACCGGGCAAGGGCAGCGATAAGATAGCCCGTGTAAATTCAATCGCAGACCTGTTTGCATCAGGGGTTGTGTGGTGCCCGGAGAAGAGATGGGCAGAAGAGGTCATGGAAGAGATGGCCTCCTTCCCAAATGGGGATCATGATGACCTTGTGGACTCGTCCAGTCAGGCTTTGATGAGGTTTAGACAGGGCGGCTTCATTGCAATTGATAGCGATGAGCAAGACGAACCGATGCAAAAGCGCCGGAACGCCTCCTATTACTGATTCTGAAAGCGCAACATGGCAACCAACATTGACACCGCTCTGAACCCCTTGGATATGGGATTGATGGGCGATGAGCCTGCGATTGAGATTGAAATTGAGCAACCTGAGGGCTTAAAGATCGGAATTGATGGCGTTGAAATAGATTTGATGCCGGAACCTCTGATGGCAGAAGAATTTGATGCCAACCTCGCAGAGTTCATGGATGACGGCGACCTGCAGTCTTTGGCTTCAGAGCTTGTGGCCCTCGTAGACGCAGACATCAACTCCCGGAAAGACTGGACGGAGATGTTTGTCAAGGGCTTGGAAGTCCTTGGCATGAAGTATGAAGAGCGCACTGAGCCCTGGAACGGGGCCTGTGGCGTTTACAGCCCCCTTCTGACAGAAGCTGCCATCAGGTTTCAGTCAGAGATGATCACTGAGACCTTCCCTGCCCAGGGCCCGGTCAAGACGCAGATCATCGGCGCGGTTGATCGCCTCAAGGAAGACGCAGCAGAGCGTGTCCGCGATGACATGAACTACATGCTGACCGAGAAGATGATCGACTACCGCTCAGAGCATGAGCGCATGCTGTACTCCCTGGGGCTCTCAGGCGCAGCGTTTAAGAAGATCTACCCGAACCCCAGCACTGAACTGCCTGCGGCTCCTTTTGTCCCGGCAGAAGACTTGATCATGCCCTATGGGGCATCCAATGTTTACACCGCAGAGCGCGTGACTCACATCATGCGCAAGACGGAGAACGAGATCAAGAAGCTACAGGTTGCTGGCTTCTATCTGGACGAAGAACTGGGTGAGCCGGTCAGGTTCTTCACTGACATCGAAAAGAAAAAGGCAGAAGAACAAGGGTATACCCTGACTGATGATGACCGTTATCAGGTTCTGGAGATCCACGTAGACTGGGACATGCCGGGGTACGAAGATGAAGTTCCTTTGCCGTATGTGGTCACGGTTGAAAGAGGCACTCAGACGGTTCTGTCAATCCGGCGAAACTGGAACGAAGACGACAAGCGAAAACTCAAGCGACAGCACTTCGTCCAATACACCTATATTCCTGGTTTTGGCGCTTATGGTTTGGGTTATATCCACCTTATTGGTGGTTATGCTCGCGCTGGCACTTCCATCATCCGGCAATTGGTGGATGCTGGCACCCTGTCCAACCTGCCCGGTGGCCTAAAGGCTCGTGGGTTGCGGATTAAGGGCGATGACACCCCGATTGCTCCGGGTGAGTTTAGAGATGTGGATATTGCTTCTGGAAGTGTGCGTGACAACATCATGCCGCTGCCTTACAAGGAGCCAAGCCAAGTTTTGGCTGCGCTGCTTCAGTCAATTACTGAAGATGGGCGCAGACTAGCAGCGATTGCAGATCTCAAGATCAGCGATATGTCTGCCCAGGCCCCTGTGGGCACCACGCTGGCTATTCTTGAGCGTCAACTCAAGACTATGAGCGCGGTTCAAGCCCGTGTACACGCAAGCCTGCGCATGGAGTTTAAGTTGCTCAAGGAAATCATTCGTGATTTCCTGCCTGCAGATTATTCCTACACGCCAGAGGGTGGTGATCGGTCGGTTAAACAGTCTGACTATGACTTGGTTGAGGTTATCCCGGTCAGTGATCCGAACGCAGCTACTATGGCGCAGCGGATCATGCAGTATCAAGCTGCTTTGCAATTGGCCCAAGGTGCTCCGCAGATTTATGACCTTCCTCAACTGCATCGGCAGATGTTGGAAGTATTGGGTATCAAGAACGCAGAGAAGCTGGTTCCTGTCGAAGATGATCAGAAACCTCGTGATCCCGTGTCAGAAAACATGAGTTTCTTGACCGGGAAACCAACCAAAGCATTTATCTACCAAGACCATCAGGCCCATATTGCAACCCATATGAGCCTTATGCAAGATCCCATGATCATGCAGATGATGGGGCAGAGCCCAATGGCTCAGCAAATGCAAGGCGCGGTTATGGCTCACATCGCAGAGCACATGGCCTTTGCTTATCGCCAGCAGATTGAGCAGCAGCTTGGTGTGCCCATGACGGCCCCGGATCAGGAGTTGGATGAGCAGACGGAAGTGCAGTTGTCGCGTCTGGTAGCCCAGGCAGCGCAGCAATTGCTGCAAAGCAACATGGGCAAGGCACAGCAGCAGCAAGCCCAGCAAATGGCTCAAAACCCGCAGATGCAGATGGCGCAGATGGAGCTTCAGCTTAAGGCCGAAGAACTCAAGCGCAAGGAAGCAGACAGCCAACGTGACTTCCAGATTGCACAGCAAAAGATTCAACTTGAACAGCAGCGCTTGCAAGTTGAAACACAGAAGGAAGCCGCTCGTTTACAGGCGCAACAAAAGCAAGGAGACAAGAAACTCCGAGCAGATATGGTGAAGAGTATGATTAAACCAGCGCAACAACCGCGCACAAAACAATAAGGAGTTAATATGACCACTGCGTTTACCGTGGTTATCAAAGAAATTGAGGAGCGCCGCGAATCCATCGCGCAGGCGCTTATCTCAGGCTCGGCAAAAGATCATGCTGAGTATCGTGACTTGTGTGGCGAGATCCGGGGTCTATCGCGTGCACATGCTTTTATAACTGACCTCGTGCGAAAGATGGAAAACGACGATGAGTGAAATCCTCCTAAGTGATGGTGCAAGCACCACGGTATTGCCCGAGACCGACGCAGAAAAGGCCCGTCAGGTGCCTGATCCTGTGACTTATCACTTGCTCTGCATGCTGCCCAAAGCGGATGAAGAGTATGAAAGCGGGCTGGTCAAAGCAGGCCAGACCATGCATTTCGAAGAGGTGATGAGCCCGGTGCTGTTTGTTGCCAAGATGGGGCCTGATTGCTACAAAGATCCGCTGCGCTTTCCCAGCGGGGCTTCATGCAAGGTAGGCGATTTCGTCTTAGTCCGACCGAATACGGGCACGCGCCTGAAGATTCATGGTACGGAGTGGCGAATCATCAACGACGACAGCGTTGAAGCGGTTGTCCAAGATCCTCGTGGCATCCAAAAGGGAGGACGCTGATATGTCGGAGTTCAAATTTCCAGACGAGATTGAGGCTGAAAAGCCTACGGAAGAGAAGCTGCAAATTGAGATCGAAGGCGAAACCGAGATTGAGGTTGTTGACGACACGCCGCCGGAGGATCGCAACCGCAAGCCGATGAAGGAGGCTCCCGCAGAGGTTACCGATGATGAGTTGGAACAGTATTCTGAAGGGGTCAAAAAGCGCATCCAGCACTTCTCCAAGGGCTATCACGAGGAGCGCAGGGCCAAAGAAGCGGCGTTGCGTGAGCGTGAAGAGGCAGTACGTCTTGCTCAAAATCTTGTTGAGGAGAACAAACGCCTTCAGGGTAGTTTGGGACAAGGCCAGCAAGCCCTGCTTGAACAAGCCAAGAAGGTTGTTCAAAACGAACTTGATCAAGCCAAACAGAAGTTCAAAGCCGCTTATGAAGCGGGAGACTCTGATGCTTTGGTTGAGGCTCAAGAAGCACTTGCCGCTGCTAAATACAAAGCAGAGCGAGTAAACAATTTCAAGCCAGCAGTTGCACAGCCGCAAACTCCTGTGGTACAACCCGCACCACAGGCAGAGCAAAGTGTCCGTATTGATCCGAAAGCTGATGCTTGGCGTGATGCCAATCCTTGGTTTGGGTCAAATGATGAGATGACTGCTGTGGCCTTAACGGTTCACAAAAAACTTGTTGATAGCGGAGTAGACACCAACAGCGACGAGTATTACGAGAAAATCAACTCTCGTGTACGGCAGATCTTCCCAGATGCGTTTACCTCTGAGAAGCCAGCTAAAAAAGCCGCAGTTGTAGCTCCCGCCACGCGAAGCACAGCGCCCCGAAAAATCGTGTTGACGCAATCACAAGTTCAAATCGCCAAACGGCTCGGACTGACTAATGAACAGTACGCCCGTGCGGTTGCGGAAGAAATGAGGAAACAAAATGGCTGAACGTAATCCCCGTGAATTGGACACCAGAGCTAAAGCTGAACGGCCCAAGCAATGGATGCCTCCACAACTCCTGCCCGATCCGAACCCGGAAGAAGGGTATGCTTTCCGTTGGATTCGCGTCAGCACTCAAGGGGTCAATGACCCGATGAATGTGTCCTCTAAGCTCCGCGAAGGCTGGGAGCCTGTAAAGGCCAGCGAACATCCCGAGATTCAACTGGGAGGAGGGGGCTCAGGTCGCTTCCCGGACAGTATTGAAGTCGGTGGGCTGCTGCTTTGCAAAACCCCAAAGGAGTTCACTGAGCAACGCAATTCATACTATCAGCGTCAAGCTGATGGGCAGATGGCGTCAGTGGACAACAACTTCATGCGCGATAACGATCCCCGGATGCCTCTTTTCCGAGAGCGCCGCTCCGAGGTGTCGTTTGGGCGCGGTCCCTAATCCAAGGAGTTCTCTATGTCTTACCCCTCGGTAGACGCCCCTTACGGGCTAAAGCCGGTCAATTTGATCGGCGGGCAGGTGTTCGCGGGTTCCACGCGGGAATACAACATTCCCTACGGCTACTCCACGAGCATCTTTTATGGTGACTTTGTTGGTCTGACCCGTGGTCAGATTCAGCGTCTGGCGGTTTCGACCGGCACCGCTGGCAATCAGTCGGGTATCTTCCTGGGATGCTCGTACACTGATCCGACGACCAAGCAAAAGCGCTTCTCGCAATACTGGCCCGCTTCCACGCTGGCTGGCGATGCAGTTGCCATCGTTTGCGACGATCCTGACACTGTGTTCAAGGCTGCCGTGTGCTCTGCCACTACGGCTATCGCCTCGGGCGCTCGTGCCATGATCGGCCAGAACTTGGCTTGTATCGACAACACCGGTAACAGCAACACCGGCAACTCGGCTAACGCCCTGTTGGCACCGAACGACACCCCTGCGACGACCAGTTCGCTGCCGGTGCGTGTCCTGGGTGTGGTTCCTGAGACGGCAGTGAATCTGGGTACGGCAACGTATGTCAGCATCTCTACCGCAACGGTGACCTGCTCTGCTCTGCCGTTTGCCCTGCCGGTTGGCACTGACGTTGGCTCGATTGCAGCTAACGGCCAGTACATCTCTTCGGGCTCGTTTGTGGACACCGCAGCTTCTGCTGGCGCGACTTCGTTCGTTCTGAACCAAGCCCCCGCCGCAGCCTTTGCTGCTAGTTCCACTCTGGTCTTCACTCAGTTCCCTGAACTGCTCGTGAAGCTCAACTTCGGTCAGCACCAGTATTACGCTGGTACGTCCATCGCCTAAGGAGTTTGAATCATGGCAATTTCACGTGCCCAACTACTGAAGGAACTCCTGCCCGGTCTGAACGCCCTGTTCGGCATGGAGTACAAGCGCTACGGCGAAGAGCACAAGGAGATCTACGAGACGGAGACCTCCGAGCGTTCGTTCGAAGAAGAAACCAAGCTCTCTGGTTTCTCCGCAGCCCCGGTGAAGAACGAAGGTTCAGCAATCCAGTACGACAACGCACAGGAAGCCTGGACCGCTCGTTACAACCACGAGACCATCGCTATGGGTTTCTCCATCACCGAAGAGGCGATGGAAGACAATCTGTACGACAGCCTGTCTGCTCGGTACACCAAGGGTCTGGCTCGCGCCATGGCCTACACCAAGCAGGTTAAGGCCGCTGCGATCCTGAACAACGGTTTCTCCAGCGCTGTTACCTACGGCGACGGGCAAGCTCTGTTCTCGACCGCGCACCCGCTGGTCTCCGGTGGCACCAACAGCAACCGTCCCACGACGAACGCTGACCTGAACGAAACGTCCCTCGAAGCGGCTGTGATCCAGATCGCTGGTTGGACGGATGAGCGTGGTCTGCTGATTGCTGCCAAGCCCCGCAAGCTGATTGTTCCTCCGAACCTCCAGTTCGTCGCAACCCGACTGCTGGAAACGTCGCTGCGTGTCGGTACTAACGATAACGACATCAACGCGCTGAAGAACAACGGCAGCATCCCGGAAGGCTACACGATCAACCACTTCTTGACCGACACCAATGCGTGGTTCCTGACCACGGATGTGCCTAACGGTCTGAAGCACTTCATTCGTGTGCCGCTGGCTACGTCGATGGACGCTGACTTTGATACCGGCAACAGCCGTTACAAGGCTCGTGAGCGTTATTCGTTCGGCGTGTCTGACCCGCTGGGCGCGTTCGGTTCTCCCGGCGCTTAATCCCAAAAGGGTTAAACAACAAAAGGGGCCTTGTGCCCCTTTTTCATTTGTGCTACCCTCTTATAAACCGAGTTTAACCACAGCCCGCCGACTGACTCGGCAGACTTCTCCTCAGAGACGACGGGTGCAGATTGAGGAATAGCCATGAGCTTCTCGACTTTCTCTGGCCCGGTACGTGCGGGCACCCAGCGTTACGCTCCCGGTGAAAACACCGGCCTTATCACGCTGTCTCGCACGGCTTATGTCAACGTCTCTGGCGTGGCGCTGACCACTGGCGCTGCTGCACAGACGCTGTTTACGCTGCCTGCTGGCTCCAAGATTCTGAACTTCGTACCTGAAGTTCTGGTGACCGT